TAATGGAGCTGCTGCGGTTGCTGCTACTACTACACTTACATTTGATGATGATATTGAAACCACAAGTTTGTCAACTGACCCCTATGTACAATTTACTGATGCTGGAGGACAGACAAGGACTTACTTTGGAGTGAGTACACTTGGAGTCTCCGGCTCAGCTACCTTTACATTTGATAAGGCTGCTGTTCTGGATTCTACTATTACACTTATTTCCTATATGGACGGTGTAACTACTACGGTAATATTCAAGGCTGCTGCTAGGGGGACAACGAATGGTTCCAAATCAGGTGAGTATACTTTGTTTGCCATAGACGATGCCACTTCAACTGGTGAGCCTGCCTCTGCTATCGATTCTGCCGCAAACTTAGTGGCTGCTATTAATTCAGCTAATGGTTTGCCGGACCTAGAAGCTTATGCTAATCGGGTATCAGATACTGACGAAACAACGGCCAATGGTAAGGTTTATTTAAAGGGACGGGATGCTGATGACGGTACTAATACGGCAATTACACTTTCAGTAGCTACTGCTGCTACAGGTACTGTAACTATTACAGACTTCACCAAACTAAATACTGGAGATAAGATAAACCTGATTGCTACAGACACCACTAACTATGATTTTGTTAATGGCGATCAAAGTTCGGTGGCGGGAACGTGGGAATCCACAAGCTCCAACGCTGTCACAGCTACTAATTTGATGAACGTCATTAATACTTCATCGGGTCCATCGGGAACAAGGTTCACTGCTTCTGCTGCGGTATCAGAAGTACAAGCGGTAGGAACAGTAACTATTACAGCCTTTACCGAACTCAATGCGGGTGATAAGGTAAACCTAATTGCTACTGATGGCACTAACTACGATTTTGTTAATGGTGATCAAAGTTCAGTCGCCGGTACATGGGAATCCACAACATCTAATGATGCCACAGCTACTAATTTAATGAATGTTATCAACACCTCATCAGGTCCAGCTGGAACTAGATTTACTGCTACGGTAGATGGGGCTGTGGTAACTGTTACTCAGGCTACGTCTGGTGCAGATGGTAATACTACAGTTACTCTAACAGACAGCGGAACTGCTGGCATGACCAAGGCAAATTTCACTGGTGGCGTAGACACAGGGGTAGTAACTATTACTCAGGCCACGGTTGGTGCAGCTGGTAATACCACAATTACTCTAACAGACCCGCTTGATGGGATGTCAAAAACAGATTTCACTGGTGGTGGTGCCTTTACAGATTCTACCAGTGTTAATCCTCCCGCCGCTTTTACGGGTGGTGTTGATGAGACTGTAGATATTACTAAGAACAAGTGGTCTCGTAAAGGTAGTGCAGAGAATGCTGCTGAATCCCTGAAGGATGCTATTAACGAGACAAGTTCAGGCCATGGTTATACTGATGGCTTGACAGCAACTCGGAGTGGGGCTGTCCTAACGATTACCCAAGATGTTGCAGGAGCTACGGGAAATACTGCTGTTTCTTATAATAACGAGTTTCAAGAGGTCTGTTCTGTTCTTCCGCAAGATTTTAAAGGCGGCGCTGTAGCGAATAGACCTAAGCTTGGGATTCAATACTCTACTAATGGTACTGATTGGACTTCTGCGGTTGAGATAGCTTCTGATGTAGCTGCAAATGTAACAGGAATTAAATTATTTACTTTACCCGAGGCGGTGACTTCTTATCCAGCATACAGGCTAATATTTAATTCTGATTTAGCAACAGCTGGGACCACTGGCAGACTTACCTTTGTCGGGGCCTATTGAGGTGTCTTCTCCTAATGGGTGGAACGAATACAAGGTACATATTGTTCACGAATTAGAAAGAACTAATAAGGAACTTACTTTCATAGATCGTAGACTTGCAAAAATAGAAAAGAAGCTGACAATACTAGATACGAAAATATATGTCGCTTCTTTCTTCTTCAGTGTTGTATTTGCAGGGGTATTTAATTTGATTTTAAGGAAGTTTTAAAATGGGAATAGAAACTCCTTTGCGTAAGCTAGAAATTATTGGTAATACTACAACTAGTATTTTAAAAGCTAATCACTCTAATCTTATTTCAAAAGGTTCGAGAGAGTATGTCCTTTCTATTAGAGCAGAGCTACTCAATGTTCGAAGCTTTAAGATTCCTGAGGATTGGGACACAGACTGGAATATAAGACTTGGTCCTATTTGGACTCCAGCAGAGTTAGGTTCTACTAATCTTGTGTGCTGGCTGAGTCCAGAATACTACCATCCTCTAAGTACTGATGATGGTATAATTGCTCAAGCTGAAGACCGATCTGGCAATGGAGTTACTTGGGAAAATACCAATTCTGATGATTCTTGCCCTGAGTTTACTTCGGCGTTAAATGAATTTAAAGGTATGGGGTTTAATGGATCTCAGTATATATATTCTTTGGATGAGTCTGGAGACGGTGAGTTAGATCCCGGTACAGGAGACTTTTCTATAACTATGATAGCAGAGTTTGGTGGAATTAGTACTGCTGAGAAATATGTATTAGCTTCCGATGTTAGTAGAGGTTTTGCTTTAAGTGTTAAAGAAGTTTCTGGAACTGATAAATATAAAGTTTACTTTGATGGTTCGGCTACAGAAGCTGCGTTTTCGGTTGATCATACAGTTCCAATAATACTAACTGTAGGCAGGTCTGGAGGTGATCAGTTTCTTAAGTTTGCTAATATTTCTATAAACGATACAGCAATTACTGGAACTGAAAATATGGATATTGATAATACTCAGCAATTCTTTATCGGCGGAAGAGAAGGTGTGGCCGATAGATCAGGACAGAATACATTTACTGGAAATATCTATGAAATTATGTTTTACAATGGTACTTTAAGTACTGATGATATTAAAAACTTGGAAGGGTATCTAGCACATAAATATGCTCAGACATCCTTCCTATATTCAGAACATCCTTATAAAACTAACCCACCAAGAGCAGGAGTCCCTGCATAAGGAGAGTATTATAGCAAAGAAAAAGGAAAAGAAAAGTAAAACCAAGAGAGCCCCTGCTCGGAAGTTTACTCCCATGGGAGCTAGTAAGGTTAAAGGAAGAAAGAGTATAAGAAGTGCTCGTGTACCCACTGCAAAAACTGTGTCATTTACGGCTGCCGGTGGTGGCGGCGGACGTTAACAATAAGGAGTATATGATTTATGTCTAACGAACAAGTTGAACAATCCTCTGACGGGACTCAGCTTAATATAGAACCTACCCAGCCCCAAAGTGCTTCGGCTACTTTCCCGACTGGTAAGGTAGAAGATGCTCAGTATGAAGCAGAACAAAGAGCTTTTAAAACATATGTTGATAATACTGGACAACCTATTCCTGAGAATTTTAAGGATGCTGAGGGTTGGTTCTCTAGTCTTAAGGAAGCTCAGGCTAATTACACAAGAGGCCAACAAGAAATTGCTTCGCTAAGAGAGCAGTATGCTAATCAAGAAGACTCTACTCCTGTAGAGCCCGAGACACCAGCTGTGCCAGAAGAGCCCGCGATTACTTCAGATTCTCCTCAACTACGTATTCAAGAACAAGTTAAGGAAGAATCTTCGGCTATTGAGGCTTCTAATATTGGAGTAAACCAAGAAACATATGAGGCTTGGGCTATGGAAATGGCAGCTACGGGTAGTATTTCAAACGAAACTAGAACTGAGATTCGAAGTAAAACAGGTTTCTCAGATAAGATGATTGATGATTATGTGTCTGGTCAGAAGGCTAGGCTACGAGAAAACTTTTCTAAAGCTTCCAATGTTGTTGGGGGACAGGAAAAGTTACAACATATATTCGACTGGGCTGGTAAGAATCTTAGCTCAGAAGATCAACAAATGATAAACATAGGACTTGCGTCCCCATCATACGAGGTGACCCTAAGAGGATTATCGTCTATGTATGACCAAGCTGTTACTTCTGCAAAGGCCTCAGAGCCAGCTAAGAATCAGAATCTCGCCACTGTTCCGGCAAGTGAGACTGGTATTCGGCCTTATGGATCTAAGTCAGAATTCAATCAAGAACGCAACAATCCTAAGTTTACTAGAGAAGGTCAGTTTAGAAGGATGGTTGAAGATAGAATGTCTATAACCGACTGGAATAACTTACCTCAATTCTAGGGCAGGACGGACCCTAAGACAGTTATCTAAATTGATCACGCCCCTCTTTGGATAAAGAGACAAGGTAATATCAGACTTGAGTAACAGTCGCCAAGTAAAAGACTCCAAAAGGAACAATCTAAAGCTAGGTTTAAATCCGATTTAACTAATAGTTTTAAATTTCTTTAAGGAGAAATATTATGAGTGCAGCAAGTAGTTTAGCTGTTGGACATCTTCCATATCGGGATAGTCTCACAGCCGCAACAAGTGGCGCTAATGCCGCTAATACAGGTAAGCTTTGGCTACCTATCTGGGCGGGAGAAATCATCCACGCCTATGATGAATATAATATGTTTGAACCCCTCGTCAACTCACGTACTATCGCAAGTGGTACGACAATTGAGTTCCCAATCACGGGTACCGTTGACCTGAATCCCTCATGGGATGCTGGTGAAGAGTTGGTTGGTGGTGCAGACTCAACCGCAACTACGTTCCAAGTTCGTCTCGATAAGCGACCAATGGCCGCTCACTTCGAGATTGATAACGTGGACCTTATGTTGACTCAGTGGGAATTCCGTAGTGAACTTGCTCGTCAAGCTGCTATGACTTTATCCAACACGAGAGATAAGCAGCTCTATTCTTATCTTTGCCGTGCTGCGGTTACAAGTCAGACTACGTTAGATGCTTCCCATGTACGAGGTAACATGAATCTCGATACCGCTTTGTATGGCGAAACTGCGACAAGTACTCGTAAGCTTCGTGAGTGGGGCGCTACGGGTGCAGACGCTGATGATCGTTCAACGGGTGCTTTGTCAGCTCTTGAAGCTGTTGAGAAGTACATTGTATTCTTACAAGAGAATAACATACCCTATGATCAGCTGTATATGGCTATTAGCCCGCAGTGCTTCATGGATATCCGTTCTCTTGGCGTGGCTCGTGTGGCTGCGGATATGGATACGGGAGGCCGTCAGGCTTACTTTGGTGGTAATACCGATGGTGGTAATGCTACTGGTCTTGGTGACCATTATACCAACGGTTATCGTCAGATCCATGACTCACTTGAGTACATGGGCTGTACGATTGTTAAGACGAACCATGGTTCGGATCAGCTTCGTAATACCGATGGTGGTAATACGCTTGGTGAAGACAAGTATAATCTTGACTTCGCTGCTGACCTTGCAGGTTCAGATACGACTGGGCTTATTAACGGCGTTCGTGCTGTTATGTGGACCCCAGAAGCTATCGCTGGTATTCGTTTGCAAGGCTTGAAGGTTGATACGATTGATGATGTCCGTCGTAATACAACTTTCTCGGTCGCTTCGATGATGAGTGGCACGGGCGTTCTGCGTCCCGAGTGTGCTGCGATTATTCATACTCGTCTCGGTCATTCAGGCAGTGACTATGATACACGCGCTGAAATGAATACCCAGATGAAGGTTGATGCTGACGGTTACGTCGATTCTACTGGAACTGGTGTCTGATCGTAACTAGCGTAGTATTCTACTACGTTGTACGAACCCCTCTCCTAGGCCTTCGCGGGTCTAGGAGAGGCTTTACTTTAAACATAGGAGGTTACTATGGGCGTTATATCAAAGCTCGATGCAATTAATCACATGCTTCTGATGGCGGGAGAATCCATGGTAACTGATCTTGAGAACTTAGGTGGTGTGGACACGGGGGTCTGTGAGGGTGTGCTAGAACGCACCCTTGTAGACTTCCAGTCAAGGGGTTTGGCTAATAATAAATATCATAAGAAGTTTAAGCTTGATGCTATCGGAGAGATTAGCCTAGGTTCTGATAATATATCTGCTGAACTTATATCGGATCACTCTAATAGTGATGGCTTTAGGATCATTGGTGTGTCTCGTGTAGTTAATGAGGGAGATACAACTGCCAAGCTCTTTAACGTAACAGACCAGACCTATTCTAACTGGGCTGCTAGTACCGAATACTGGGTAGAACTTGTTGTCAAAGTTCCATGGCAAGCTATGGATACTCCTGTACAACGAGCTATTATGGCTACTGCTGCTAGACAATACCAGATTATAATGCAGGGTGATGTTGAGGCTGATAAGTACTTGAATGAGCTTGAGATTATATATACTACCCGAGGTAAGTGTGCAGATGTAGATGATAAACGAAGGACTATCTTTAGTTCTGGGACTGAGAAGCTTCGTAGTATACACCATCGTAGCAGTACTACTGATACTTCAAGGTTTAGATACTGGAGGACTTCGAATGGCTAAGACTACTGGTAGACAAGCCACTAGGGCTTCTAGGGCCCAGTCATATTTCCCAGTAAAGATACCCGTTTACTCCTTAAGTGGAGGAGTCGGTAGACAAATCCCTAGTAAGAGACTTCCTACTGAGGTAGATGAGCTTATTAATTTCCAATGTACAACGGAATCTTCCCTTACAAAGAGGAACGGTGCTGAGGTTGTGGGGAATCTTATTGTAGGAATCTCTGATTTACAGGATGACGGTACTGATATCGAATTCGATCTAAATAATTGGTTCGTTTCTTCGGTGCCGGAGAAATTCTTTATTTATTGGCAAACAGTAGATACCGAAATTAGCCGTCTCTATACTATCTGGGAAGGTGATCCTTGGCTTGGGTCTGAGAATCATCATAAGATAAAGGTTTTTGAAATAACCCTCAGTGGGAGTATTACAGAATTACCTTATAATAATTTAGATGAAGATTCTGTTAACTATTTAATGTATAAAATACCCGGAACTGGTAAAACTCTCCAACAAAGGCTGAAGGCTGTGACGATAGGTTCTTCGGTTCTTATTTTGAATACCGATGTTCATGCTGGGTTTACTAGTAGATTGGATGGAACTGATGACTGGCATGATGATGACGGCGATACAAATGGAAATGGAGCACTAAAGTATTTCGACGGGACTGTACCCACGACTGTCCAAGAAGAAGATATAGCAGGTGCAGACATTCAGTACTTAACTAGTGTAGCTGTTGATCATAAACATAATGCTGAGGTTTGGGTAGAAAGTCAAGACTATACTTATGGTCAGCAGGTTATCGATTCTAACGATCCTGTATATGATCCAAATGAAGATTCTGATGTCTACCCTTACTTAGAATTTAGAGGACGTATATGGGATGAAGTACGAACTCAAAAAGGAGGCCAGCTTCGGTTTGATTTTACTAGTGCTGTAATAGATTATGTTTTTCCTGCCGAAGGGTCTTCATCCCCACCTGACCCTACTAATAATGAACTAGGTAATATGATTTCTTTGGTGGGTATTCATCCTGAGGAGGGTGATGCATCCGAAGATGTGGGCAAAACAATTTCTTATACTTACTGTTTTACACAGGATCATGGTGACAGCGGTGATTCTATAACAACGCTTCATGAGGCTTATGACGTTAGGGGAATGCTGGTTGCCGTTAAAAAAGATCTTAGCAGTGAACCAAGATTAGCTAATGGTTGGGCAGATGCAGCAGCATTAGCAGCAGCAATTAATGTTCGTCATTATGCTACTGTTGGAAACGATAGTATTTTTGCATTACACGCCACCGCTAATCAGGTTTCTATAGAAGATACTAGTGAATATCCGGGCCGTGTTATTATTCAACAGATATATGGTGAGTATGGAGAACAAACAAATACATCTGTCTGGGTAAATGATTATACCGATACTGAAGAAGATGATGATCCTATAACCTACAACCTCAACTTACATACCAAGTCTTCTATAGACAATACCTTCAGTGGAGGACGAGACCCTAGTATACACGATATCTTTGCTCCTACGTGGGATGGTGCGGATGGTGGTGCTCCTGATTATTGGTTAGATATTGCTGGTGGAGATATTGAACGTAATCAAATACGACTCCGATACGGTATTTGGGAAGTTAAAACATATCTTCCAGCAGAAGAGATTCCGGGTCCGACAAATAAACTATTATCAGAGTCTGAAGAAAATCCAAGAGGATCAATCTTACCCCCTCATTTAGATTTAAAGAGGTGGAAAAGAGTGGAAATCGAAGAAGGAGACACAGAGCTTGTAGACGTTGCTGGTAACGCGTGTAATGTTCATGTATCTAGTTATATTCCAGTAGAAGAGTATGTTTATCCAGTAAGCTTATCAGCTTATCTTGGTCAATCTGTAACTAGGTTCTCCGATCTTCGTTTCCCTCCTGATGCAACGGATTTGATAGCTCATAATGGTATTGGTAAGGATCCGTGGGCTGGTGGTGGTGAACCAAATGAAAATGCTTTAACTGTATTATATCCTGATGATGACCCAGCCGGTCATCCCGGTCGTGGCAAGATATACTACCTTTCACAGGCTTATCTTAATAATACACCGGGCTGGTACCGTGTTATTAAAAAGGACATACCTCCTTATCTAAAGAAGATTCGAACACCGGGCAAGAGAACTGTACTAGACAAAAGACGAATGCCCCAGATGCTCTATGTAGATAATGAAGGTGACTATAATCTAAGACCAATAGACTGGGACCCAAGAGAAAGTGGTGATGAGGATTCAAACCGTGGACCGGGTATCTTCTTTGATCCGTCTACTGAAAAACCAAAAGAATCCAAGATTAATTCAATGGCTTTCTATAGAGACCGCTTATTCTTGGCTAATGATGATACTATTATAGCCAGTAGATCAGGAAACTGGGATAACTTCTTTTTAGCAGACCCAGATAATATTACTGATACAGATCCACTTGACCTTATGGTGTCTTCTAATAACTATACCCCTATTACACAGCTTGTACCCTTTAGAGATACGCTGTTTGTAGGAACAAGCGGTAATACCCAGTATGAGCTTCAAGGATCGAACAACATTATCTCTCCAGCCACAGCTGAGTTTGCTCCGACAGCTTTCTATCCTATGCTTCCTGATATTTCACCTCTGTTGCTAAATAATAGCCTGTTCTTCTACAGTAAAGAGAAGCTTTATGTTTACATAGGACAAAGAACGGTAGCAGCAGAACAGGCCTTCGAATTATCGAAGCATATTCCCCAGTATTTACCAAAAGAAATTAGGGATACGACAACTTCTAGCCATGCTTCCAGTATCTTTGCATTAGATAATGAGTTCACTGATACTACGATTTATGTTTATAGAAACCAAATTGCCGGTGAAAAAGTTATTCAGAATGCTTTTTATAAATATAGGATTGGACAATCCTTAGAGATCCAACCTTATCTTGACTTAGGTATAGATGGTCAAACCAGCGCTGGAATTGATCGTATAAGAAAAGGTGATGAGAAACTTATGTTTTTACAATGTTGGGATAAATATTTATATCTAATATCACTTCATTCCCTGCATATTGAGCATCAAAATACAGCAGAAGCTCCTATTGAGAGGTGTCTTTCTCTTCGTAGAGTATCTTTAGATGAAGAACCTATAAATATTCCAAGACTTGATAATCTCAGAACAATATATAACTATCCCTTACCAGTACACGATCCTGATACAAATAGAACTACAATTAGAGTTCCGTGGTCCGCTGCTAAAGCAGATACTATTGTAACAGAAGAAGGTACATATAATGATGTAATAGATGAAGGTGGAGATATAATACGACTTAAGTATGAGGGTCAAGAAGTTCTAGAAAAAGGTAATAGTGGGGAAGGAGATATTAATGCAATATATGATTTTTATTCCATAGCAGGAGATCAGGTTTCTTCTGGATACTATCAACTTTTTAGATACATAGGCAATACTTTTGTTAGTACTACAACCCTTTCTCCGGTCTATTTACGAGACGAGATGAATAACCTAGTTCCGGGAACTTTGAACTTACGTTACGGAACAATCCAAACCTATAACTCTCGGGCCTTCGATGTTGAAGTTTCGGTAAACAACAGAGCTCAGACTACCTATAACTTTGATCATGAGATATCAGATGATCGTTGGGTTGATGATTATATTGGAAAGACTACTCTTTCTGGAGATATATCTGAACATCAAGTTAGGTTCCCCATCTTAGGATTTACTGAAGACGTTAAGATTACTATTATCAGTTCTAATCCACATCCATTAAACGTAGCCAGCTTACAGTTTTCCGGTAAGTTTAAGGGCATAACAAGATTCCATAACTCATAGGAGATAGATATGTCTATTAACAACCACGCAAGAAAAACTCTATTGGTTACCTTTACTGATATACCCGCAGGAGGTACCGCGATTTTATCGTCCGCACAGCTAGGAGATCTGTTTGGTTCTAACGATGAGTCGGGCGGTTATCATAATCTAACAACCGAGAAAAAAGAGGATATCGTTGTTGTTCGTAGGTTTACAGGAAACTTTGTAGATAGTAACTATGGACCAACTGTTAACGAAGCGTGGAATGCTTGGACATATCCCTATGATAAAGTTGATGGAATAAGTCCTGCTTCTAGTGGAAGTAAGATGTATATTTTAAGCGAGGTCTCAGGCGGAATAGAACTAGAATTTCCAGAACAGGATTTATATTTTGTTACGGATAAGGGTGATACTGTTAAACTACCTCCTATATCTCCAACTGATGTTTTCTATGTTATTCGTAAGACAAAGAGTAATAATAAGATCGTCACCTTTGAGCCTTCGGCTAGGATTACTGCAAATAATTTGAACACAGCTCTTGACCAGAACTTTTTCTTGGGACAAGAAGCGGAGATGTGGTTCCAAAATTACCACAAGCTTTCTCCAGCTCTTGGAAAGCCTAATGGAATATGTCCATTAGATGCGGCGGGTTTAATCCCTACGGAATATATAGCAGGTCAGCATCTCAGTAGAGGTGATGAAGCTGGTGCTAAATGGGATGCTTTAAATAATAGTATAAAAAACTTACCCCAGCCGACCGCTGATGACTATGCAGCTAATAAACAATACGTAGATGCACAGGCTCAATACGGAGGTGTATTAACCCCTCAGCAAGTAGAGTTTGCAATTACAGCAGCTGGGACTCACACTGCTGGCACAGATAAGACCTACACTCCGGGACCGACTTGGGCTCAAACTGATGAGGACTTCTTTATTGTTTC